TATGTTTATAAATAAACATTATCAAAAAAAGCTTTGGACTAGAAAAGTATTTAAGAGAGAAGGCAACTAATGGAGCACACTGTATTAGCAACTGGGGTAAACCAATATCCTTTTTCTAAAGATTTAGCAAAAAGCATAGTTGAAGTGGCAAAGCAAATACCAAGTACTACTTGGAGTAAAAGCAGTGTTGGGCATGACGAAAACCCCGAACAAGAGATTCGTACAAGTAGAAGTTTTTCTTTCAGAGAGATACTTCCGTTTTGGGATGACGAAGTTCGTAAGCAAACTACGCCCGCTATAAACCACTACGGTTCAATGTATGAATCCCCTATCACTCAAGATGAGGGGTTTAACCTGCTTCATTATGGAATTAGTAACAAGTACGACTTTCACGCAGACTCTAGCTGGTCTATGTACAGAACTACATCTATTTTGTTGTACTTAAACCCTACTGAGTACTCTGGGGGAGAGACCTTCTTTAAGCACTTTGATATAAAAGTTAAACCAGAAGAGCCTTGTATAGTGGTATTTCCAGCTAATTACGCCTACCTGCATGCGGCTCTACCAGTCACTGAGGGGGAAAAGTTTATTTTGGTAAGCTGGATGAACGATATGCCAGCAGGCTTTAGCCCAGGTGTGATACATAATCTTGCTACAATGACACGTAGAATCTAATTTTTTGGAGGCACCATGTCAGATACGGGTTTAGTTAAGAAGTATGCTGTTGTAAAAGACAACATAGTACTTCAAACAATTTATACGGAGCCAGGTTTTATGGAAACCCTCCAAGAAAACTCAATTATTGATGTTACTGATGAGCCAAACGCAGCAAACATTACAGAGGGCTATACTTACGATACTGTTTCGTTTTCACCGCCAGTAGCGTAAACCCTTAATTAAAGGGCTTCATTGCGCATTGCCTCTACAAACTCAACTGCGCCTACCGCGTGTCGTATACCATCTACGCACCAAATTAAATTTAATTTATTTTTTTCAGCGTAATTAACTGCCCAATCAATAACTTTTTGCTCTAAAGGCTTACCAGCTTCAGCTATCTGTAGGTATTCAAACGCCCCTTTAACTTGTCGTGTAAAAATTACATTAGAGTTATTTGGGCTTAGCCACTCTTCAAAATAGGGGTTTCTTCGCCACTCGCACTCAAATGCCACACACGGGTTCTGTGGGCGGGTAGCGTATTCACCGCAACCAACATCTTTAATAACAAACGGGCACGGGTTTCCTGGGCCCATATTGTGACCCTTAATATTAGCGGTTAGGTAGCCCTCGCAGCATTTTGTACAACCATCACAAGATTTAGAGTTTAAAACAACAAGTAGGTTTAGTTCTTCCGCCAAAGTTTCCTCCAAAGATAAACCACAGTTAATTCAACTTTTTGTTCTAGCTTTGCTTCTTTAGTTTTAGGGTAAAGGCGGTCTTTGTACCTTTCGGTTGTATAGGATTTAGCAAAATATCTTGGGCTCATACCCCTATGATACACCTTATGAAACCCGTTCTTGTTACTGGAGGCCTAGGGTACATCGGTAAAGCCACGGCAAGAGTATTAGAAGAACAGGGTTACCTGCCTATCCTTACCGATAAAAAAACAGGCATATCTACGGAGAACATCTTTAAACTTGGGGCCCTTATATATGCTTTAAGGCCTGTAGGAGTTATTCACCTATCAGCTAAAAAAAGCATCAGTGAGTCAAAAAAACGCCCCTGGGCCTATTACTGGAATAACATTGCGTCTACGGCCTCTGTGGCTATTCTATGTAAAATCTTTAACTTGCCAGTTGTGTTTGCTTCTTCTGCGTCAATATACGAACCCACTAACCCCTACGCTAAAAGTAAACTAATAGAAGAACGAATTATTTCAAAGGTAGCTTCCTCAGTCGTACTTAGGTATTTTAATGTGGGAGGCAAAGCGGAGGGAATAGTAGACGAGACTGGTCAAAACATCTTTGCTATTTTAAACGCTGCCTATAGTAAAAATCAAACTTTTACGGTTAATAGCCCAAAAACTACACGCGACTACATCCATGTTTTAGATATAGCTGCCGCTAACCTTTGCGCACTGGAGTACGCGTTACTTTATACAACGCCACTTTTAACGGATGTTTTTTCTAATACGCAACACTCAGTCTTTGAAGTTATTACAGAATATAAAAATAATGGAATTATTATTGATTATGTCTTTGGAGAATTAGAGGATAAAACTATTTACCCTAAAATAAATAATTTAAATAAAATTAATTGGACTCCAAAGTACTCTTTTTTAAAAATTATAAGTTCAGAGGTAGAGCATGCATGATGTAGAAAAAAGATTTATGAACGCATTAGAGCCACAAATTATTAATCAGTTTGTTGACCAACACGATATTAATGTTTTAATAAATTTTATAGAGTTTTTAGACACCAGAACTGAATTAGGTTACCATAATACTGAATTAGGTCACCATAATAATAAAAGAGTTTATAACCCAGAATACTTAGATATAGTAGATTTAGTTAAAAAATACTCCAAAAAAGTGTTTGATAATTATCCTTCGTCTGAGCCTATCTACGTACATGTAATGGGGCTTATTAAATACGTAGAGGGAGATTGGATGGAAGTACATTGGGATTGGATGGGTGAAAACTGCAACAGCTGTGTTTTAAGCTCTGTTATGTATTTAAACGAAGATTATTCTGGAGGGGAAATAAAGTTCCCAAATTTAGGAAAAGAGTACCACCCAAAACCTGGTGCTTGGATTTCTTACCCTTCATTAGACACACGATTTAACCACGGAGTCAATATAGTTACCTCTGGTGTTAGATACGCACTTGCTTGGTGTTTTACTACGGATTCAAAAAAAGCTTTTAAACCGTATATGCTTACAGATAGGACTTAGTAATGAACTTGGTACAAAAATCGGTACAAGAGGGTGGAAGACTAAAACCGCTCATTATTCCAGCCGCTGATACTGGCGGAACTGGCTTAATGAACCCATCTATTTTTATAGATGATGATGGCGACTTACTATGTATCTTGCGCCACATTAACTATACCCTCTATCACTCTGAGAATGACCAACGATTCCCTAGTATCTGGGGGCCGTTATCTTACCTACACCCAGAAGAGGATCAACGTCTAGTAACCGCAAACTATCTATGCCGTTTAGATAAAAACCTCAACATCATCAACCATACTTTAATTGATACTACTAAGTTAGATGTAAAGCCTATTTGGACATTTGTTGGAGAAGAAGATGCTCGCCTAATTAAATGGGATGGCAAGTATTACGGCACTGGTGTTCGTCGAGATACCACTACCACTGGTCAAGGCCGTATGGAACTATCAGAGATTGAGATTGATAAAGAGGCTTGGACAGCTAAAGAAATATCTCGTATCCGTATTCCAGCCCCTGTAGATGAGAGCTCATATTGTGAAAAGAACTGGATGCCTGTTCTTGATAAGCCTTTCCACTACATTAAGTGGACCTCCCCAACTGAGTTAGTAAAAGCTGACCCTAATGAGCCTAAGTGTGAACAGGTACATGTAACCCCAGGTAAAGTGGTTAACGCTGATCAACGTGGGGGATCTCAGCTAATAAAATGGGGTAAGCACTACATTGCCATTACCCATGAAGTAGTTCTATTTAAAAACTATATGAAGCAGAAGAACGGCACCTATCGCCACCGTTTATGCGTGTGGGATGAGAAGTTTGTGTTGGTAGGCGTATCACCAACTAACTGGGCTTTCCTAGATGGGCAGATTGAGTTCTGCGCGGGAGCCGCCGAGTACGAAGGTGACCTATTAATATCATTTGGTTTTCAAGATAACGCAGCCTTTATCCTACAAGTACCTAAAACAGTTGTAGATGAAATGATTGCGGAGGCTATTAATGTTTAAAGCTATTGACGACCTAATCATTGAACTATCTAAAGACCCTTTTAATCCAGTACTTAGCTTTAAAATTGCGGTTGAGTACGAAAAAGTGGGCCAGACAGCTGCTGCTGTTTCTTTCTATCTACGCACAGCTGAGTATGGTTTTTATACCCATCCCGAATATGTGTACGCAGCTTTGCTTAAATCTGCTCAATGCTTTGAGAACCAGAAGAACCGCGAGAGCACTGTACATAACTTATTCTTAAAGGCTATTGCTCACCTTCCTACTAGACCAGAGGCGTGGTTCCTTTTGGCTCGGTACTGCGAGCGAGCAAAGCGTTGGCAAGAGGCGTATACTTTCTCTGAAACAGGTTTGATGTATACAAAGATTAAAACTGCCCCACTACCTATTTGGGTAGATTACCCAGGTGAGTACGCTTTAACATTTGAAAAGGCAGTTACTGGTTGGTGGGTAGGGCGCAAAGATGAATCTTGGGAGATCTTCCAAGAGCTTTTAAAACAAGATATTGCGCATGGGTACCGATCCGCAATTATAAATAACTTAAAGCTATTTGAAACTAGAGAGTACATTGATCCGCTAGAGCCAGTGGTTACTAACTTCCGTAAACATTTTGATAGTGATGCGCCCATAATTATTGATATCGGCACTAGAGATGGCGATGACGCCTACTACCTATATAAGAAGTTAAATAGTACTAAGGTAATTGCTATTGATGCTAATACTAAGGCTATTGCAGCTACTCGTACTAAGTATCCTTGGATGACCGCCATTTATAGCGCTGTTACACATGAAGATGGGCAAACAGAGTTTCACATTGTTAACGGGGAAAATAAAGAAGCTTCTGGCACATCCTCTGTCTTTAATAAAGATAAATCTATTAGCCCAGCTCCAGAGTATTATGTAGATAAAGTTCAAAAGGTAACTGTTCCTTCTATTCGTATGGATACCCTATTATCAAATTTGGGGATTAACGATAAGTTAGATGTTGTTAAGATAGACACTGAAGGCTACAGCTGGCAAGTGCTTCAAGGGTTTGGGGATAGGTTAAAAGATGTTCGCCTATTCCATCTGGAAACTGAAAAAACCTCTATCCACGATGACCACGTCACTACTGAGAATATTACTCAGTTTATGCTTGACAATGGTTTTGCCCTTGTAGATGCCTCATACGAATGGGGCTGGAACATAGAAGACCAGGTGTGGGTAAATAAGGAGCTGGTAATTAGGCACCCAGAGTGCTTTAACCACTCTACAATAGA